CACTGCCAAACATTCTGCGCCAGAATCTCCATTGCTGCAGAATGCCACATCGCCTTGCACACGATCTGTGCGTGCATTCAGCTGACTCACAGTCTGTGGTTTAAGATTTAATATTTCTTCCAGTAAAACTTTGCCAGTGGCAGGATCCAGTGTCAATGCTGTGCTGGTAGAGCTGTTGATTTCGTCTGGCAGATAAGTGGCATCAATTTTGGTGCTGGCATTCAATGGTGCCACACCACTCACTTGTCCACGACCGTTGATCACTATTTTTAATTCATCCAGTGCTGCCTTGATGTCCACCCTTGCTGCTGCTGGTGAATCTGTGCCCGAATCTAAATTGGTCGTTACTACGTTTGCTGCTGTGGCCCATGCCATAATCTACTCCTGTTGGTTAATATTTATCGGTGCCGCTTGGTATACTGCTGCAAAAATTGTTTAGACCCAAAAAAAGGGCCTTTTTGCCACAATAAACCTGCAAAAAACCAGTCAATGCAAGCGTTTTAAACGGTACCTTCAACATATCCTATTTTTATGTAGTTGTCATCCACGTACACGTTTAAAGCTGTTGTGACGTAATCTGTGTTCACATAACCAGAATCCACGTAAAGGCCGTCGATCTCAACCTGGAAACCTAACTGCGGGGCGCCGGGTGATTGTTGGCTCCTACCCAACGCGTTCTGTTTGGATGCTCCTAACATGTTATGAATAGTTCTTGTTCAGGCTGCCCCAATAGGTTCCGCCTATGTAGCTGATGCTCATAACATCTGTTGCCAGCGCTGTTGCAGTGAGAGTTTTGTCGCCAGCGGCGAACAACATGCGCCCAGCCGAATCCAACCCCTCTGTGAATGTTCTACCACCAGTGCCGTCCTGTGTCAAAAATAATGTGACCGTCTGGCCTTCTCTGGCATCCACAAATCCAGTGAATGTGATGTTGCCGGTCAACCTCATGCGCTGCGTGTTGCCGTTGGCCACCGTGACGGAGAATGAACCTGTGACATTGCCCGCATTGTAAACTGTTTCTGCGTAGTCTTTGAATTCTACCTGTCGTAATATTTTGTCATTGCACACAATGGCGCCAGTGCCGTTTGGTACAATTTCTATGTTGCCGTTCACTCCATCAAAAATTTTAAGATAACCAGAATTTAAACCCGCGTTGGTGTTAATGGTCAAATCTCCAGTGCCGTATGTGGATAATATTTGATTCTGATTGTACACACCCAACAATACTCTACCCTGGTACGTTTCAAATATCATGTCATTTATATTAACTCCACTTTGCCCCGTGCCTCTGCTAACGTAAATTCTGTTGTATTCAGCTACCCCAGCCGAATTTGGGTAGTTTGCTCTTGTTAAAGAACCCGTAATTTCAGCATTATCGGTGACAGTGAAACCGTCCTGGAAATAAGTGTCACCTTGAATAACCTGAGTACCAGAATCAGCTGTTATGTTAATTGAAGAACCGTTAATGTTTACTACGCCAGTGGAGTATAAATTTTTTATTATACTTGTAAATGAACCAGCTGGCGTAAGGCTAATGGTGCCTGTGCCTGTGGTTGTTAACGCAATATTGCCATTGTTGCCACCCGCAATCGCAACAGCACCGTTGGATACGTTGTAAGCGTTTAATGTAATAGCTCCACCTGTGCTGGATCCCCCCGCCTGCAGACTCAAACTTTCGCCCGTGGTTGTGATGTTGAATGTGTCTGGCAGAGTGGTTCTGGTGTCACCTATGATGGTGTTGGTCTGTAGGTTGATCTGACCCTGCGAACTTCCACTTTTGCCAGCTGTGATGGTTATGTCGTTGTCTACAATATTTGAATTGCTGGTCTGCAGAGATATGCTGGCAGGAGCAATGGTGCTGCTGGTTGTAATCGTAAATCCATTTAAATCTAAGTTACCACCCAGTTGTGGTGTGGTGTCATCCACAATGTCCCCGCTGCCACCACCACCCGCTATGGTGACCACAGGTCCTGCACCCACACTCACTGTGGTGCCGCCGGACCCCACAAACTGCAGCGTGGACCCGCCTATGCTGCCTATCTGTAGTGAATCACCGGAAGAGTCGTCACCCACCACGTTGAACTCAAACGGGTACACCTCGTCAGAACCGAAAGCATTTTGCATAAAACCATAATAATTGGTACCGTCAAACATGATGGTGGCCATATCTTTTGCGCCGTTCAAAGGCGTCAGACTTTCTGCGCCGTTCTCAAATGGTATGGTGCTGGTGAGATCGAAGGTGGCGCCCGCGGCGGGTTGTTTGAATATTATTTTGATGATTTGACCTGCTATGGGATTGGCGAAAGCATTAATGGTCATGTTGCCAGACAATGTCACTACCTGTATCTCGCCGTTAGCTGCGTCTGGAGTAACTGTGCCGGATGTCGCCAGACCGGTGTACACGTTGCTAGCCAAAATATTCACGGCGTCCGACATCTTCTTTAGTTCGGGTCTGCTGGCTGCCACTGAGTCTGCGTTAGAATCAAATGCAGCACTGTTGGGTAATATGTTGGGCCAAGACATTATGTGTTCTCCCTGATGTTGCCGTTGCTGTCTGCTACCAGCAGCGGTAAGAATTGCGCCTGCACGTCCAGTCTGCAGTCTATCCTGCGACGCTTGCCGTAGCTGTCCGCGTCAAATATATTTAACACCACTGGTGTGCTGCTCTTGTCGACCAGCACTATAGGCACTTCTGAATCCTGTGCCGAATCACCCAGACTTTGTATGTGTGCTTGTGTGAGTATGTTAGTGATCTTGCCTGTGTTCACATTGAACGTAAGGTTGCGCTGCCCCACACTACCTGTCAGTGTGCTGGTGTTGATGTCTGCTTGTGTAATGGTTCTCAGTGTGGTGCTGAAAGATGGAGTGATGTCACTGATGGCAGGAGCAATGTCTGACGCGCTGCTCTGCGCAAGATTGATTTCAAACTGGAAGTATCTGCCGTACAGTGCATTCACAGGATTTTGGCCGGGCGTCACATTATATGTGGTGGCACCCACAATTGCTCCTGCGCTGTCCAACGCTGTGCCGTAATATACGTTGGTGCTGGCAGGCAGACTGGCACTGATGCTCAACAACGTGTTTACAAAATCCACGTAACCTAAATCATACACCTGTGTGGTGAACTGCAGCGTGCTGCTGGGTGTGCCAGACCATTCTGTGAATGCAGTCCATGTGGCGTAACTGCTCCATGTTTGAGTGCCCTTGGTCACGTACACACTGTTCACGCTGTCAAAATATCCTGTGCCTGGCATCTATGCTCCTAGATTGGTTGCGCCTGCAGTGTTTGCCCCGTAGGTGCTTGCAAGATAGTTTACAAAATATTCTAGATCAAACACGGGGTAGGATCTGCCTACGGCCTGCGCTGCTGCTTTTAGCTGTAATTCACAAGGACGTGCAACAGGTGTCTTTGGATTGATTGGCAGTCCCGGCGCCCAATATCCAAAAAACTCTGCCACAGCTGGCAGCATTAAATTGTACAATTTCTCCTTGCCCTGTATGTATTCCACACCGCGCACTTCGTAAAAAAGGTTTTTGTTCATGGTAAAACCAGGAATGCTTGCTGGCAGTCTCTTGCCATTAGCGTCAGTGGATCCAAATGGGAAACCTTGAGGATAGGATAATCCTGTGCTCCAGTTGATTCTTACTTCATTTTTATTGTTGTCGAACGCTCTGAATCTCACATGAGTGATCAAACCATTTTTTGGCGCTGCGATAAATTGTATGCCACTCTCAATACGTCCGCTGCCCACTGGAAAAAACAGTATGTGATTGCCCTCTCTCCAACCTTCAGCAAAAGTGCCGGTGTTGGCAGGATCATTTCTAATCACAGGATCAGCAGCATCAAAAATTAACCCAGCAAATTGTGGTAAAATTGGTGTTGCGTATTGGAAAATGTGTGGTGGTGGATCTGGTGGTTGTATGGGTGGTGGTTGTATAGGCATAGGCACTGGTTCAGGATCTGGTGTAGGGTTTGGGTTGTCTTTTTGGTCGCCCTTCACATAAGGGTATATGGTGGCCACGTGCTCAGTGGCAGATATCGCTATGTTGCCGTCCACATTCAGTTTCATGTTGATTATTCTGTATGTTTTTAAGTTTAAATTCAGCACAGTGTCAGTGATCCTTATGATGTCTCCTGGCACCAGATTGATTAATTCCTGCGTGGCAGTGAATTCAATGCCGGTCTGTGTTCTGCTTTTGAGATAGATGTATCTGGCCATGTTCTGGGCTATGTACTCGTTGGTCAGCGTGCCGAATGTGAATTCCCCAGACAACTCCTCGTCGTCGTCTATGGCCAAATCCTGCGCGTCGTTGTAAAAGGCCTGCTGCACTGTGAAGTCCCTGTTGGGGTCCACATAGTTCACAATCACCTGATTGTACTTGCTGGTTTTGGTTTCACCCGTGAGTGTGATGCCTCCCACGATCTCGTTGGTGTCCACATCGTATGCAGTGGTAACCACTGCGCTTGTTATGTCTGTGGGGTGCCCACCATCTTCAATTATAAGTCTGTATCTGCCCTGCACGTAGGGTAAAATTGCTCTGGCGCCGCCTATTAAGGTTTTTACATTGTCCAGCAATTTGGTTCTGGTGTCCAGCGCAGCGCAACAGGTCATAATCGGTCCTGTGATGCTGTCAAAATATGTGACCGTTTGGTTTAGTTTGGTAGCTGCTGTCTTAAAACTTGCCGCGTCGATCTCATCTCTGCTGATGCCGCAACCATATCTAGGATTCATCATGTAATCCAACAACACGTTGGCAGGATTGGTGCCTTCCAGACCTGTATAAGTTTTGGTAAGACTGCCATACACTGTGCTGAGTTGAGCGCCTGTGCTGTGTGTGGTCACGTCATAAATTTTTTTGCCATGCACGTCGAACTGCACCCTTGGAACACCACCCTGGTAAGGGTTGTTGTCCGCGTCTGCCTGATCGTTGATGGGTTTCCATTCAAATCTCATTGCAGCGTAGGCCACTCCTGGCAGGGTGCGTTTTTTACTTGCCCATGATGGTAACTCGTTCAGCAGACTGCTTTGCGCTTGGCCTTCGGTGCCCATAAAAAATTGCATCTTTATTCTGCCTGAATATCTACCACCCACCTCAAACTGCGTTTCCGCAGGATACATGGCAGCGCCGTTGGCAGGTGCTTCCAGCGTGTTGTCATCTAAAAAGATTTTTTTAATCCCAGCAATCTCACCCTCACAGATCACATAGCAAGCGTAAAGAAAGGCGTTGTTGGTGCCGCTGGTCTCAACAAAAATTAAGGTGCCGCCCACTCGCCTGTAACCGTATATTACAGGTATGCCTTCTATGGTGCCTGTCTTGCTAAGCAGCACTCCCTGCTCTTGTTCTGCACCACCACCCACATCAGGAGCACCCATGGGTTTGATGTTGAATCCGAAGAAGTCACCCACAAAACCTGTGACTTTTTTGACCACTTTTTTTAATACTCTGCCTATGCCTCTGCCTATGCCACCCATTATGCCAATCCTTTCATGTGAATGTAACCCACACAATCAGCACCCTTGCTGCGATAGAACGATTGTGCTCTGTCTAAAAATGCTACTGTGGGTTTGAATTCTGCGGTATGAGCTATGCACATGGCCTGCATAATGGTTGCTCCCGCTTTATAAAACTCGTCTTCGCAAGTCTGCCACAGTTGGTCCGACAGTGTTTTGCTTCTCACATCTGGTCGCACAAAAAACATCACCACATTGCCTATGATGATGTTGTTGTATAATTTTTGTGTTAATTGAGTGGCAGCATAAGCAATTATTTCGCCATCCTGCTCACACACAAAGATTTCAAAGTTGGGATCAATCAGTGCCATCCTAAAATTTTCAAAACAAACAGATTCGTCCAGCGGATCGTGATCTCCCAGTTCAGCACTGGCAGCATGGTGCTTTATTATGTCTTTCATTTTGTACATTTCTTTGGCCTTTAATTTGCGTATGTCGTGCATTATGCTTTGCCCCACTTTATATCTTTAAGAGTAACAGAACTATATTCCATACTAAAATCATCGGGGTGTTCAATCTGCATGCTGCCAATGTTGGTTCTCCTGCCAGCTTTCTTGTCAAAATTGATAAACTGGCTGCTGATCTCCAATGAAATTGTGGCGGTGTCCTCCTCGTTCACGACCTGGTAACCGCTGATTCTACCTTTGAATATTATAACAGCGTTGTCTCCCGCAGAGTCACCTATGAGCTGGTTGTTGCTAACGTTTAAGAATGCCCTGCGCACAGTGACTGGTTGGTTGATAATGTTGCTCACAGCAAAAGAAGTCACGTTCGCCAGTGTGAGTGCGCTGATTTGCAGAGTCACACTTACAATCTGCAGGTCAGCGTTCTCCTCAGTTTCGCTGATGCTTAAGAACTCGCCCTGAGCCGTGTAGGTGTTTGAATTGAACGTTATATTGAAGGGTGCGTCTGTGTATCTGGTCACGCTTGCATCTGGCATTGTGATGTCCAGCAGCACCACGCTAATAAGAGTGTTTCCTGAGAGATATGTATTCTGCTTTGCCGACAAGCTGCGCGTCATTATATTACCTCTTGTATGTCTAACCTATATCCCACTAAACCGTTGTTGGTGTATGAATACTCCTGCAGGTCGTTGGTAGCAAACACAGTAAAAGGCACACCCTCGTATGTGATGGTGCTTGAATTTGTGATTGCACTCACAAGCGGCGGTTCAATTGTGACGCTTTGGTTTCCATTTGACGTCCAGAGAACACCGTTTGTGTTCGTAACCATGTACACCTTTGTGTGGCTGGCGAATCTAATAACCATGCCTGGCTCCCATCTGGTTCCGTTTATTACGCCCGCTGTGGTGGCGTTGACTGACACTGTTGTAGCGCCAGCTGCAGTAGCGCCGTTAACCGTAAAAACTGGTGTGGGCGATCCTTTAAGGGTGCCATTGAATTCGCTTACGCCCGGTATGACCACGTTGAATTCATTGAGAGGCCCTCTTGCCTTGGCCAAGAACGCTTTTATTTTCTTGTATTGACTTTGTGTGTCCGGTGTAAATTCCAGTGTGCCACCCCATAATGTTGTGGAATTACTTGCTCTTATGGTTCTACCACTTGCCGTTCTTGTTATTTTTGTTTCAGTCTTCTGCGAGAAGTTTACCGCGGTTATGCCCACGGTTGAATCCACCGCGGTAATTTTTGGTGTCTGGTTTACGTAATAATCTGTAAGGTTTCCTATGTTGGCCATTATTGTGTCGCTCCTATTCTGCCGCGTTTGTTGGTTGCTTCATTAATTATGCCCACGATCGTGTTTCTGCGGTTTATTAAGATTTCATCAAATCCCTGAGCGTCCACTGTGCTGATGTTGAAGTTAACTGTGGTGCTGCCCATGTTTAGATTTTCGTTTGGTATTATGGTGCCGGTCTGTCTAGGCACGTAAAGTTCTGGTCCTCGTTCGCCCACGATAGAGGGTCTGTTGCCCGGAATGGTTCCACCGTCTGCAAATCCAAGGAAACTAAAAAACCCGCCACCTCCTCCACCGCCGCCGAAGGCAGCAAGTATTGCCTGCAAAGCAATTTGACGTTGCAGAGCGGTGTTTTGTTTTCTAATTAAATTTTCTTGTATCGCTGCGTTGTCAACTCTTCTCTTTTCAAGATAGTCCAACAGTGTGGTGTAACCTATTTGTATTAGCAACCTTATTCCAAGCTCAATCACGCTGCTGATCAGCTTTGACGCCAACTCCTTTGCGATGCTAGCGAAAGTTATCTGTATCTTTTCACCGTACACCAGCGCTCTGGCTAGACCGTCTGCGAAACCCTTAATGCCCTTGTTAACAGTGTCAATTAACAACACACCTATGCTGTCTAAATTTAATAAATTTTTAATTAATTGATCGTTTTGCGCTTTAAAATTAAGCAATGTATTTTTTGAAGCTTGCTCAATTTTTTGCATTAATGAAAGTTCAACTTTTTTAGTTGCTGTGGTTTGATCATTTATATTTTTGCTTGATATTGGTGTATTATTAAATCCTTGCACAGCGTTTTTAGAAGCATTAACTTGATTTTTAAAGTCTTCAAAACTGCTGGTGTCAATGCCCACCTGCTTGGCGAGATCTTTCAGGTAATCGGTCATGTCTTCGAATGGTTCTGATTCGCTGATGGTGTCTAACAATTTGCCAAACACTCCAGTTAATTTTTCAATGCCCACAGCAATAACGGTTGCTGCTAATATTAAGGGGTTGGCCATGGCCGCTCTGGTTAAAAAAATAATTGCGGCAGCTGCGGCACGTATTCCTTTTACCAGTCCTCCGCCAAATGCCAGTGCTATCTGCAACACGTTTAAAGCAATTTTTAATCCGAAGAATGCAATGAACGCACCACCCAGGAATACAATGTTCTTAACAACCAGCTCAACGGCGGCCGCAGCAATCAACATTGCTCTGCCCAAACCTTCACCTATTTGTCTGATTAATTCAGGATTGTTTTTGATAAACTCATTGGTCCTGTCTATGATTTGTTTAAATGCTCCGCTGAGTCCTGCATCACCCAAGGCCTGTTGCACATTTGAAACATTCTTTTGTAATTCAGCAAGACTGCCTGCCAGTGTGCTGTTGAATTGAGTGGTTGCGCTTCCAAATCTTTCACCTAAACCTTTTGCGAGGTTATCCAGCACAATTCTGCCACCCTCTGCGCTGTCAGCAAATTTAACAATTTGCTCTCTGCTCATTCCTAAACGTTTGCCTAAAACATCAAAAACTGGTATGCCCATTTCAGCAAGTTTGTTTAGGGATTTTTGTTCAACCCCACCACCTTGCATGGCTTTACTGTATAATTTGGTAATTTCTTCTAGTGCTTCAGTTTTATTGGTGCTAATTGCTGCCACATTACTAAATTCTTTGAATAAAGCAATGTTCGGGTAAATGCCTGCATTACGTAATTGTGTGTATGACTTACCCAGCTCGTCTGTGGTGAAGATGGTTTTGTTTGCGGCGCCTCTGATGATGTCAAACGCTAATGCGCCTTTTTCAGCACTGCCCTCCACTCCAGATAAGCTTACTTTTAGCTTGTCCATGTTGGTGCTGGTTTCGATGATGCCTTTGAGTGTGACCTTCGCGCCGATGGCAGCAATGGCAGCACCTGCAAGTGCAGCCAGTCTGTTTACGCCCAGCAAACCCCTGTTTAGGCTTGCAAGGTTTCGCTGGACCGTGCTCAGCCCACGCGCTGTATTATCTATGACGTTTAATACTATGTTTTGCTCGGCCATCTTCCATTACCCTTTTTTGTTCATCGTGTTGGAGTTCATAATAAGCGCTCCACAACTTTAATTCCTGGACAGAGAATTGCATAACCTCTTCAATGCTCTTGTGTAGTTTTTCTGCCAAAAAAAACAAGAACATTGCTTCTCTGTCCTCTCTTAGTTTTTTTTTAGTTCATCCATGTTCATTTCTTCTTGACTGTTAAGAACAGTGGCTACCTTTAATAACACTTTAGGATCAACCTCATTCATCAATGTAAACTTGTCAAACTTGTTAAACATCGGCTTGCCTTCTGGGTCCAATGATTTTGCAATAACACTTTCCACTAATGCTTCCACCGTTTTGCCTTGTTGCTGTAATTCTATGATACGGCTTTCAGTTGCAAAAGAATTGGTTTGTCTGTAGTAGATATCTGTCTGCCATTCTGGCACAGTTATCTTCTTAAGCGTTTGGTTAAATTGCGACGTAAAATGTTTTTTGGCATTGTCTAATATACTCATCTATATCTCCTTTTTGATATTTCATTAATTGTTGGTTTAATCATCCCGTTTGGTGCCTGTGTGCTTGAGCCTTGTTCCAGTTTGCCTATGTACGGCACGCGGTTAACCACGCTGTTGCCCCGCGAACCACGTGTTATTCTCCAGCCTTGTTTTGCTCTGCCTTCTTTTATTGGTGTGAATTCTTTCACAGTGGCCAGCACATCTTTGGTAATCGTTTCAATTAATTTTTTTGATCTGTCTTTCAGATCTCTCATCAATTGATTTGGGTTGGCCACTGTGATCTTAATCATGTTATGATGTCGTGCCTGTGATTAATCCGCCCGTGCCTTGAAAGTTCACTGTGGCAGTGATCAAGTCATCGTAAGATGCTGTTCTTGTCACCGATGTCACAATCACCTGTCCAGAGAATTTTTGACTGCCAGATGCTGAACTTGTAATGAAGTCCACAAATAGGTCGTCATTGCTTTCTGGTGAGAACGCCTTGGTCGCTGTTGTGTGCAGCGTGTCGTAGATTACTTCCATAGATCCTGTGAAATCTGTCAATCCTTGAAGGTATGTTCTGCTTGTGTCGCCCATTGCAGTGTTCTCAATCACTTCTTTGGTGTGTTCCACAGTCCACGATCTTATTTCTGCTATTGCCGTTTCTGCGCCAGCAGAATCGTTACCGATTTTTACCTGGCCTAACTGTCCTGTTAATGTTGCCATTGTCTTTACTCCTTGGGTTTAATGTTGTTGTTTACTTGGCGCTCCTTCACGTTGCGCCAATCCTTAATCAGTATGCCCGACGCTTGCAACGTGTTGCGCGCCATAGGCACTGAATTTTTTTCTTTTTGTTTGGAAAAAAATATCTTCATATGTTAAACTGCACTGATGGTGAATGAGTATTGTATTTCTACAATCATTAAAAATTCACCCAATGGTGGAGTCCTTTCTATAATTTCAATTGACCGCACCAGAGTGTTCGCAGCTCTCGTGGCTCCCAACTCCCTGTTTCTTGCGGCGTTCAGCGTCTCTTCCAGGCGCTCGATCATCTCGTTGCGCTTTTGGTCGACCGTCTGTATCTGGCCTACGCGGCCGTCCGATCTAACAAATCCCCTAATGTTTACCTCGATTACACCGCGTCTTGCTCCACCCATGCTGATGTCAGCACGATTTTCATTGCCTGTGGTGATCAGCAGCGCAGGAAACTGCGTGATGGCCAGTTTGTTCACGTCAAACGGCTCTCTGGTTATGAATACTGGTCTGGGTGGGTTCATGTCTGACAGAACCTGCAGTATGTTGGTGATTATGTCTTCTCTGTTGCTCATGCCCTACCTTTTCAGGCGTAGGAATGATTCTGCTTGTTTCTCCTGGTCAACTATCGTGCCAGAACTGTCCAGATCATACTCCACACCGTCCCTGATGACTAAGTCAAACTCTCTCTCGTACTCTTTGCGGTAATATTCCATCTTGCGCTCGAATATGTCAGTCTCCGGCTCAAATTTTGCCAGCTTGGGGTATATGTGGTAGCCCAGCGCCTGGTAAACGGTTGCTCTTCTGAGTTGCGAGGTTGTGTATAGGTCTTCGTCTGGTTCAGTCGCGCCTGTGCCCAGTATGCGCAGGTCGTACAGCCCAATCTGTTGTGTGGGCCACCATTTAACTCGTAGGTCGCGCAGCACGTCTTCTTGTGCTCTGGATAATTCGTTTGTGAAATCGGCTATGCCGTAATTTAGGATGTCGGGTTCGTATTCCTTGACATGATCTATAGTCGCTAGGGTTATGCCCATAAAGGTTCTTCCTCTTTTGTGGTTGCAAGTGCTGCTTGTCAACCTGTTGTAGTGTTATTTATCTAAAGGAAATAAAAAAGGGCCCTTTCAGGCCCTCTTCTATTGTTGTGTGTGTATTAGTTCGATGTTCTTGCATCAGCGAGTAATCTAACACCATAAGTGTCAATTAACTCTTTAACTCCGTAGGCCATGCTGCCAACATATTCCGTACTGCGTAAGCTCGCGTCCCGTTGCTCTTCAATACGCATCTGACGTTTTAACACATAAGCAAGTGCTTGTGAGCTCATTACTGCTCCCACGAATGCACCGTCTGATGTGCCTGACACCACAGTCGATTCAAAAATGCTTATTCCATTTATTGTAGAAATAAACCCGGATCTTAACGCCTCATTACCCACGTCTGAAAGAGCGTGGTTGATAACGTTTGCACCTGCGTTTGTAAGCACCTTGCGCAATTGATACGCTTGGCCTGGATGCACCACAGCCACGTATGGCCCTGGGGCTTGTGCTATTCTTAACAACGCACCTGCTTTAAAAAACAAGTCTGCTGTTAATTCGTTCTGTCCAGATCCCACTGATTGTGAGAAACCTGTGAACAAGTTTGCTAGATCAGTGTCTACTTTTTTGGCTAAAGCGTCCCCAAGCTGTCTGCCGATAGCAACCGCAACGTCTTGCGCTGCAGATTCTCTACCTAGGTCAGTCAACTTGATCATTGCACCGATTTCAGCACAAGTCACTTCTACTGAAGTGGTGTTGAAAGCTGTGTTTTGAGTGATGTCCGTGCCATCAGTTAATGCTGATGCAGAAACTGCTGGGAAGATTGGTATCTGTGCTGTTAGTCCTGGTGTGCCGCTCATGTCGTAGTTGGCCACTAGGGGTCTGATTACTGTTTGTTCAGACAGCGTGTAAATCGCTGACTGGACTATATTTGCGTAGAGTTCCGATAGAATCGACGCTGTTACTTCATCTGCCATGGTATTAACTCCTTAAGTTAAATGCGAACGCCCTTGCTCTGGAGTATTTTTTTGTATTGCTCTCTGTCAGCAGGTTTGTTCATGTTTAGTTTGGTTATGTCTGTTTCAACCACAGAACCCTGTTTGCCCACCGCATTGCCAGTGCCAGAACCACTTGGTCCAGCTGCTTTGAAATGTGGATTGGCATCCAAGAATTCTTTCACAAGCTGCGACACTGCCACAGGGTTACCCCCGTCGTCGTATCTCACCTTGCCCTGATTGTCGAGAACGTCCACCTTGCCTGCCTCGTTGAGCTTGATCTGATCTTTCAGCAAACGCACCACTTGTTGTGGGTTGATCGCCTTGTTCTCAGAAGCCGCCGACAGCAAAGTACCGTCAACTTTGATGGTGGTCAGTTCTGATTCGTATTGTTGGATCTTTTTGGAAAATTTATCCGCTTGATCTTTCAACAGTCGGTCAAAATCGCCTCGCTTTTGTAATTCGGCTTGACGTTTTTGTTCAGCTTCTTCCACCAGTTGTTTGTAGTGATCGGGATCGATGTTTGCGTATTTTTTTTCAAACTTAGATCTTTCTCTTTCTACACGTTCTGCCACAATCTTGTTGACCTCTTCTTGCGTTAAGGTTCTTGAAAGTGTTTCTGGGTTGTCCGCCTGTTGTTGCACCTTTGTAGGTTCAGATTTTACAGTGTTCTGAGAGTCTTTTACCGCGTTTTCTGCGTTCATGTGTTACCTCTTGGTTTGAGTTGAGTCTACTCCCTGCTTATGCAGTGATGCTGTTATTTATACAAATTGTTTAATTTTAACGCGTTTTGTGGTGTTTCTAAATGCAATACAACACAGTGTCGCTGCCATAATGCTTTTGCACGTAACTCTGACTCAACAACCATTTTACGGCCTGCTGCGCTTCATCGCGTTTGTTCTCCAACAGGATGCAGGGTCTGCATCTTAATATGGTTTGTTGGCCGCCCTGTACCACTCCCCATTCTCCCTGCTCCACATCTATCTTCAAAAAATCCACGTTTTCAAATTGATAGCTGTCCAATGTGCGCATCTGCACATTAAACTGTTGTGGGTTTGCATGCACGGGTTGTTGGTCCCACAGATCTATTCTTGCTGCAGCGCAGCTGCTCCAGTCGGGATGATCAGGGTGAGGTTGTATTAAAGTTGCGTCCATGGCTCGATGACCTAGGGCCACTTGGTGTGCGTGAATATTCAGTAATTTTTGCAGTTGAACAAAGCTCGCTGGATTGGGTTCGAATGCGTGTGTCTCTTCAAAGGGTGCAGGCAGTCCCTGACAGGTGTCTCCTGTGTGAGCGCCCACATCCACGTACAATCTAAATTTACGAATGTGTGGCCAAGCCCAACGAGTAATTTTTTTTATGCTCATTTTGTGTTGTGATTTTGGCGTGTTATCTTGCCCTGTATCGGCGTGCGAACGCGCGCGCTTGATCCTTGCTTCTGAAACCCCATCTGCGCAGCGCCAGAGCCAATCTGCTGGGTGAAGAAGGAGTGCCCATGCCACCCCGCATGCCACCGAATCTGGCAGCAAAGCTTATCCTGCGCGGTGAGGTGCCTGTGCGCAACGGAGTTTTCAAGTTTGATCCCGTTGTCCTGTTGAAGAAGTTTCTGCCGCGCCTGTTCAAGCCGCCCTTTGGGTTTTGATAAATTTTTTTAACCATTTTTTTCTGTGTCCTTGTATTCGTAGTTGTATTGGCCCACTTCCGTTTCCGCTGTGGTCCATTTGGGTTGGTCCTCGACGCTCCAGGTGTGAGTGTTTACCAGTCTGTTTATAAGTGGTGGTTGTGACCAGTCCACTCCCATGTTTGAATCGAAGAACCTCAGCCTGTTGTTGGGTTGAATGGCGTAGTTGCCGTTGGATAATTTTAGGAGGTGTCCACACTTGTGTTGATCTGGCTTATTTGCGTACCCATAGTCGAGCTCATTAAAGTCACCCTCGCTCCAGTCCAGAGTAAACATGTAGTTGCCCGTCTGCTTTGTTTTGTCGCGCTGCAGGTACTGCACTTTGGCTCCAGCGAGCTGATGGAAAGTTGTGACAGATATGTTGTAGGAGAATGAGTCCCACAGCACCAGGTCGCCCAGCGGTTGCTCCACCACACCCTCTTCCTGACAGAATGCGCTGATTGGCGCGCGCCAAAAGACGCCTCCATCTTCCATCATAAAATGGAACAGCGGAACCTGCTTAGGAACGCTCATGACTCCGAACACCACACACCAGAAGTACTTGTCGTGCGAGTCGCGTTGATCGCGCAGATAATTTCCACGCACGAAACACTCTATGAGCGGTATGTTGGCGTTGAGATACATCTACACCTATTGTTGTTGTTGATCTTCTTGCTGTTCTATGTCTAGTAAGTCTTCTTTCGCGTCCAGCAGTTCTTCTTCGCTAACGCCCTGCGCAATGATGTCCTGATCTGACTGACCGGCCATAATTTTTTCTTGTATCTGCTCTTCGACTGCGTCTTCCGCTTCGTCGTCCTCAATTTCAACGTAGGGTTGACCAGTTATGGTTTCATAGATCATGCGGTCAATTTCTGCTTTGATGCCTGGGTTCTCGATGTTGCTGTCCTTGGCCATCTTCAGCATTGCTATGTCGTTGGCCTTGTCCTGCACAGAGAACGTTCTGCTGTAGGCTATCTCGCCGTCCCACACTGTTCCTTGGTATCTTGCCCACAATCTCCACATCTGCTCCTCAGCAAACTCTAGGTTCATTGCAAGGTCAGAAAGCTTGGCATTCAATAATTGAAATTCAGTCGTAAGCGCTATGCCAGACATCCTCCTGCTCTCTAATGATCTTATGCCTCCCAGCGAAGCCATCCTGTCTATGCTGTCGACCTTTCTTTGCACTGCTGCAAGCACGCTCTCGATGCTGCTGCCGTTTGGTTGTAGCAAATAGGGCTTCAGATTGGGATCCATGCCCGATGGCATCTGAATGATCGCTCCAGCGCCCGCTGCAGCCTCAACGTCGACTGTCTTCACCAGTGACGGGTGATTCGTAAGCCTTACAATCTGCTCAATCTCCGAGCCGAACTCAAAAATTTCTTTTTGTATGTCCGCAATATCTGAAACGGCGCTGACGCCTATTCCCCTGATGTTGCTGCGCTGGTTGTAAACGCAAACCGCAGGAACCTGCCCCAGCTGGTTTGGTATGGACTCTCTGAAGTATCCTTTTCTTTCGTCGCCTACAATTTGGTACACGTTTATTTCGGTGGGTGTGTATTCTCTGATAAACTGGGATCCATCTATAACTTCTTCCTTGACTTTAAGGTAGGTCAGCTGGTAGTAACCGTTAACTTGTCTTTCGTACTTCCAGTCCAGCACGTTTTCGGGCGTAAAAAGACTCACGTATGGTCTTATGCCCTGGTTCAGCTCGTCCGCCCGCGTGTATGCTTCTGTGGTGGGCTTGTCCACTATGATCCAGCAGTGGCCATAGACCATTGCGTATGCGCTTACGTCACGAATGAAGGCTGTGAAATTTCGACCGTCTAGATCGGCGTCTTGTAAAAAGTGTTCAAGGTGCGGGTCTGACGCAATTGATCCGTAGTCCCTCTTGACCTCTTTGCGCAGCAAGAATGAATTGTATATAGAAATTATTGACCTAACGTGATTGTCTAGACCCACCTGGCGCAGCCTTTTTTCGTAGTCCGCTCTGCTCTCGTAGTTGTAGGGCTCAAGATACTTGCCCATGAAGTACTCGTATCCGCCAACGTAGGAATCGTTTAAAAATATCCATCTGTTGATGTATCGCTTGAATGCGCTGTGCGATGATATGATAGCTTCCATGCTGATGCTGTCGTCGCCCTTTATAACTCTGTCTCTGATTATGGCCATTATAGTGATCTCCCTGTTGATGTGGTGCCACCGAACGCCCAACGTGTGGGCTGTTGCGTGTTAGTTTCTGGTTTGACCGGATATAAAAAATCTACTAGGTAACCCACAGCGTCTGCCATGTGGTCATTTTCGCCGTCCTTGTTGATTACTGAGCTGCCTTCCTTGTAGGTCATGCGCTCTAAACTTTTAATGATCTGCTTGCACTTGGGGTCTATAAACATTGAGCGCACACCTTTCGCGTTCTTTAATTTACTATTTACCGCGTTTACTCTGTCCCGCACTGGAGTGTGGGCGTGTCTAACGTTCACGCCAAAACCCGCGTTTCTCAAAATGCTGTGGTCCGATCTGCCACCGGAAGATGTGTGTTTTGATTTGCCGGCAGGATCTGGGTACATAACAATCTTTGAAGTGGGGTATCTCCTTTTGAGTTCGTCGCAGACCTCGTCAGTGTTGCTGCCCTTAAGCACAATCTCGTCCACAAAATATATATTATGGTTCTGCACGACTGCCACGCAGACAGACAGCGGATCCAAGTTAAAATCAATTCCACACTGTATTTCTGGTTTGTGCGGCATTTCAATTTTCTGAATGGTCTCGTCCCTGCTGAAGTTGTAATACACCATGCCAGAATATGTGTTGAACGTCGCGTGGTACTCCTGCTCAAACGTCTTCTCGTCGAGGTCTCTTTTGGCCTGATCAATTTCATCCTGCGTCACGTTTCCACCCTCTGCCGTGGTGAACTTGAAGCTGGCCCAGTCGCTTGTGCTCTGCGCCATGGTGTACATGTCGTAGCTGAAAGAACCTACACCCCTGGGTGTTCCCGTGAACAACGCTCTGCCCTTGCGGTCCGACAGCGTGGGCCTTAACACCTCTGTCCACACCGAAGGCTCCATGTCCTGAAACTCGTCAAGCGCCACGAAATCATAACCCATCCCGCGCAACGCATCTTTTGACTCTGCACCTTTCAGATATATTTTAGAACCGGACTTCAACCTTATGGTCAGTTCTGCTTCGTTTGTCTGGTCAACCCATCTTAATTTTTTTAATTTTTCTTTCAGCTGGTCCCACACTAAATTTTTTGCCATCCTGTAGCTGGGGGCCAAAAAAAGGCACTCCTTGTCTGGTTCCGCTGCGGCCCTAGAAAGCTCTCTGATAGCAACGTACGTTTTGCCGAAACGTCTGCCTGTCACAGCTACCCTGAATCTCGCTTCGCTTTCACAGATGGTTTCTTGGGGTTTGCTTAGAGGCATAATTTAAATTTTGTCGTCACTCCAAGGTAATGGCGATTTGTTTGCCGTGTCCTCTGGCACTTCCTTCATGCCTAGATATTGCTTGCTTAAGAATATCTGTATCCTTGTGTCACCAGATATGGCCTTCTCCCACATGGCCCTGCGCAAAGACTTCTTGCCCTCCTCTTTGCCCTTGTCCAGAATGTATTTGAATTTTCTTTTTAATGCAGAAACCTTCATGCCCACAACTTCAGCAATTTCTTCTGGTGTACATTGAATGCAGGCCAGCTTGTATATAAGATCCTTGTCGACCTTATTTTTTTTTGGTTGTACGGGTGTTTCTTCGCTCATATTATGCTTGTCTTTCTAACACTTTGATTCTGATGTTTCTGCTGTCGCGTTTGGCATTGGCAGTGATAATTCTGTATTCAATATTATAAATCTTGCC